GTTGCTGAAACATTTGATATTGAAGATCAGACGCTCGTCTAGACGCATCCGACTGCGTATTGGCAGCATCTCTAGTTGCGTTTGAACCCATTATTCCACCAAATATCCCGCCAGCCAATGTTGCCCCACCTAAAATTGCCGCACCAGTTCCTACTGCCATTTATTGCCTCCTTGAAAGATCACAAATATAATTTGTCATCCCTTGATCTGTGGCCGCGAATCCATGCGGCTCAATTCGTTTTGCTAATGATTGATTTTTAATGCTCATAAATATTGACTGGAAACCCATTGCTTTTGCGATCATCTTAGATGAACTGATAAGCGCAGATAAAACTGAAGAACGTTTCTCGCGGCGTATTTCTGGATTTGCTGTGATCCACTCTAAAAGACAAAATGCTGAATCAGTTTTATAGATCCATGCAACTGCCGAAGGGCTTCCTTCGAATGAAACAATAATTCCCGTCTGAGGAAGGTGTGATAAAGGAATAATCGGCCAGCTTTGCGCTTCCCACCATTTACAAACCATTTCGTAATGTTTTGCTGTTTGAAATTCGTCTACACTGATCATCAGTACCCCACCGCCATGTAATTAAAAGTGAATGTGAGTGATGTTCTGTTATAAAGATCAAACCCAGTTGTGGAGTAGTTCCCAGTACCCCATGTTCCTGTTGATGCAGTACTAGACGCGCTATTTCCTTGAATGCCAGCGATCACTTGTCTACAGGCCGTTGGAAATGCGATTGGAAAGGAAACGGCATTTGTGGTGCCAGTGGTGTAGCTTCCGGTTACTCCCCATTGAATATAAAGTCCGTTTGGAAGTTTTGTATAACCGCTGGCTGAGGTGTCTTTAGTCCAATCAGTCGATAACATTTTAATAAATGAAACAGCGTTATTTGCAATTGTCTGGGCTGTTCCACCTGCTGATTTAGTTACATCACCCGTGAATGCAGAAGTTCTTATCGCTCCTGATCCATTAAACTCAATGCCGCCGCCAACACCAATTTCCTCTGGATCACCTGAGCTTGCGGTATCACGCCCAATTAACCGATCCGATGCAATGTTCTGCATTCTTGCAAATGTAGTGAAATCATTTTCAGCAAGTTCGTCGTTTGTATAAGCACTCATCCCACCGATGCGATCAAAAACTTTTTGCATCCAATCAGCCCACGGCTGTGTTGGGAAGCCGTTAACATCGATCATTGGAACTCTATGAGGTACTGGAGGAAGATTGGTCATGCAACCCCCTCTTCCAGATCAATCTCTGCACCGATCAGAACTACCTTAACTGGATCAGTAATGGTTACTTCATAAACTCGGTCGCGAGACATTCCAAGGCGCCGCCAAATCACACGAGCTTTGCGATTACCAATTTTTCCAGCGTCAGCCCAATATTCATTGCTCCATGAATGTCCGCCGTCATCAGACCATCTGAGCATCACCTTTGGATCTGCACCCTGAGTTAACGACCCGTCACCGACTCCTGTTTCCATATCGAGTTGAAAACTATTGTGGCGTACAAGCTTTAAGTTTTTTGAGATGTGAGGCGCTGTTCTAATTCTAGGTATAGGATTTGTGTCATCGGTATAATAATCAGGATCAAGAGCGTATATTTTACCATTCTGATAATCCCCGACAATGTTTTCACCAAACGCAATTGAGTGACAGTCAGCGCGATCTCGCTCCCGACTCCATAAATTTAACCACTGACGCTCATGCCACATCTCAGTTGAGACATCAAATACCCACGTAGAATCGGCTCCCGGTAAGTTTAAACAGTAAAATGAGTGCCCACCTTGCTGATAAACCCATGCTCGAGCATTTGCTAAATCATCTTGATCAAGTCCGCGAATCACGCTCTCAACAGAGGGTGTAGAGATGCGCTCAGCCTGATAGCCCTTCATGCGGTAGATGATTCCGCGCCCTGTAGAATCACCGCCTAAGAAGTATGGAACACCATGAAGCTTTGCAATTGAATGAACGGCGTAGCAGCCTACATCATTCACTGCACCGCTCATTCTAACAAACGGACTATCTGCATCGCCTGAGTTGTAGTAAACTTCGGTGCTTTGAGTTCCAAACATGTAAACGTTTTGATTGGATGCGAGAACACCGATTAGATTATCAGAGCTTCCCTCGGCAGTGCCGATATCAAGTGGATCAAAGGTAACTGCGTTTAAATCTGAATGGAAATACTGACCAGTACCGGTACGATTAAAAACAAAATACCCATCGATATAAGCAACGGTGTCGGCAGCATAGAAATCTGGATCAGATACTTGTGCAAATGTATCTGTACTTAAATTCCAAGTGTACCCATTTGTTCCATCTACTAGAAAAACGTGTGTGCCATTATCAGCAAAACACACTGCTCCCGAATCAGTGGTGAGCGTACCTAGCTCTGTAGCAACCCAGCTTGAGGAAATTTGATAAAGCTTGTCACCGCCAACAGCAAACACGTCTTCATTAGATGCTCGCCACACGGCTCTAACGGGTGACTTCGGTAGAGTTAAAAGTAATCGCTTTCCTGGTGTGGGAACGAGTGCACCAACTTCACGCTCTTTACCAGTCCCTAGAGCATTGATCTCTGGAAATTGATTCACACATCTTTGACAATCGACATTCACCGATTGAAGTGTGTATGAAGGTCCAATGAAGGCTGCTAACCTCATTCACTCTCCCCCGTTAGAATATTAAAACTGCCTCTGCATGTAAGTGCGCTGTCAGCCTTTAGAAAGCTTGGACGATAGTTTTTCCGCTTAATTGATGACTTACTATCTACAGCGATTAACATGATGAGTTCGCTCGGCAACCGCCCATATTCAGTAGCAAGTCTCATTGCTCCGTTATAAATTAATGCTTCCTCATAACCAGGTGGGAGCGACACGCTCGTATCAAGCGTTGCAATCTCAGTGATTGGCTTCATGGAATAGATCACAAGCTTGTTTGCTTCTGTTGGAATTGGATATAAATTCAGGGTTTCATTTGGATACGTTCCCTCAATGAAAAGATATTCAGGATATGTAGCGGTAGAATCCTTCTGAGTTATTCCAGCCCATTCTGATGCGTTTCTAATAATTTTAAGTGGAAGCTCATGGTCAGGATCACTTGATTGAATTTCAATTGTAGCCGATTCAATCGATATTGGACGGGTGGTATTGAAGTTAGCTCCAGTACCCATTGTGTAGCTACCATCACTAGGTGTTAGCGCAAACTCTTCACGAACTAATGATGGAATCATTAGGCTCTCATTACTCCAAGAACCAATCATGCGGTTATTTGCGGCAAGGGCGTCTGTCACTTCCGCTGCGGAAGGCGATTCACCTGGAGCAATCGCGCCTATCAATCTTAATTGTGCCGATACTAAATCACGACCCGTCATGCGGTTGCTCCAATCTGTGCAACTCCTGCACGAGCCTTTAGCCAATTTCCAATGTGTCCAGGGTAAGGTTTGTTAAAATCCCAGTGAGTGAGCGATAACTCAGGATCAAGCCAAACTTGTCCGCCAGCATCAGCCCATTCCATGCAGAAGTTACTGTCCTCACCACAGAGATAACCATCCTTGAATGGCATGCTGAAATAAGCGTGTGCGACTTTTCCAAAATGGGTGTAAGCGCGTTCAGGGAATTTATTCTTTAAAGTTTCAAATACATTTCTTGATAAAGATAAGAATCCACCTGGAAGAGTCGATACAAGGCATAGCCCTGCTCGGTTCATCGGGATCTGATCACCCGGCATCCAACCAACTGGATAAAGTTCATGATCTTGTTTAAAGCGGTAAGCACCTCCAACAAAATCAAATGGATGATGTGCAATTCTTACTAAAGATGCTGGTTCAAAGGTTACATCAGCGTCTAGATAAACTAATCTATCTGCATCTGAATCCATGAACTCTTGTGCTAACTGATTTCGTCCCATCGCAGGGTGACTGCATGATGATAGAAACCTTATAGAAAGCTCATCGCCATTCCCATGCGCAACAGCCTGCTCATTTAGTAGGCAGCGAACTACCTCTATCATCAGCTTTCCGTCATACACAGGAATGGCAACGAGTATCTTCACTTAAGCAGAGCCCTTGATCAGGCCAAGGCTTACAAGTGCGTTTCTGATCGCATTAGATTGAGCCGCAAGGGTCGCAATCGAATTGATGATCAGAGTGCTGTTGTAAGTAGCTGTAAGTGCCGCAATGCCGTTAGTGGCAGCAGCGGTTCCAGTTGATCCATCAACAATTGCAGCTTGAGCTGCGCCTGAAGGTTGAGCAATTGGCGTTGCCGCATAAAATGCGATTAGGTCAGATGCCGATTGGCCAACGGTGTGACCACCACCTGACATCGGCGTATTTGTTTCTAGACTATCTGTTGCAGTATTCATTTATATTCTCCTTTAGTTTTTTTGTTAATAAGGTGTGAGTGAATCCAGTAGACTCACCCACACACTTAAAAAATTAATTAGGCAGGCTGTCCAACAACTCGGCATGCAAGCTCTGGATAGATACATTTCCAACCGCCCAAGAAATCAATACGATGAATCATGCGGTAGTTAACGATGTCGAATTGCTCAGTCATGGTGAGAGACAATCCTGCATCCGGATCAAATGCGCGTGAACCTTTTGCTCCGCTTTGTGGAAGCTCAAGATCAGCAACACCCATTGCGAATGCATCTTTGTGGAACACAAGGTTTTGTGGAGCCACAACGTTTGCATAGCTTGATGCATGACCGAAGATGGTGATTGCAGCAGAAGCCTGAGGAAGTGAGTTCACGTTCTGATACTGTCCAGTAGAGTAGATCGCTGGAGAGAAAGAGATTGATCCGTCACCGCTTGAATCACTAGAGAAGTCAGAAGTAACTACAAACTGAGCAAGCTCACCTGTAGACTGACGACTCTGTGGATTTACTGCGTATACGTTAGCAATAGAGAACACGTCCCCTTGCTTTAAACGGCTAGAAGCAGCAGCGGTCCAAGCTTGAGACACAACAGCTGTTGCACCCTGAGTGCTGATGGTTGTCTTCACGGTAGGAGTTCCACCGAGAGGTCCAACTGTGTGCTTAGATACGTTTGCGCTAGATGCGAATTTACATCCACCAGCAATACCCATTAAGCCTGATTCGTATTGATCAGCGATTTTTTCAGATGATTGAAAAAGACCCTTAAGTCCATCAACCATTGAAGCTTGAACGAGTGGATCTACGATTGCGCTGTATGTTCCTTTTGGTGCGCCCAAAAGTTCCATTTTAGCTTTACCGTAAACAAACCCTTTAAGTGTGCTTGGAAGTGCAGAAGCACTTGGAACACCTACAGAGTTATACACTTGCTTGTACATATCAGCGTAAAAAGCAGAGTCGATTTTATTCGCTAGTGCAATCATGGCAGGCTCAATGATTCGCTCTTTGAAGCGATCAAGAGACAATGTACGGTCGTCATTTGAGAACGCCATACCTACGTGGTAGGCCTTATCAAGTGTCAACGCTACTGACTGATCTACGGTGTCCTGAATGTTCAGGGTGCGACCGCTTGTCACTTCATAGCGAGATGGTTTACGGATGTTAAATACGCTACCGATTTTAGCACCGGAATTTGCATATTCTTTGCTGTATTCGCGATTAACATTCTTGGTAAAAACCAAGTTGTTTTTAAGCGACATCAAACACTCTTTAGAGATGACGTCGTTTGTTAGTAATGAGTTACTCATTTGTTTCTCCTTAAAGGAGCGGTCACCACGCGGATGACCGGGCCTTCATTTGTTCGCGCCTAAGCTTTTCGTATTCCGATTGAGACAAGTTCGGATCATCGATTCGTTTCTGAACCGGACCTGACTTCGTTCCAACTGGAGCAATTGGCTGAGGTGCTTTTGTTATTTTTTTAGGTTCTGGTTTATTTTCTGGTTCAGAGGTTTTGGCAGCGATGATCGCCTCAAGTTTTCCAAACTCACGCGCAACAGCCATTGGACTAAGAGAGTTCAATCTGTCGAACTCTTTTCGATCCTTGGCCAGCATGTAGAGGATTTCGGGACCATTCTCAGATTCAACTAGCAACTGTTCAAACGATACTGATGTACTAGGCTTTGAGTCTAGTAATTCAGTAACAACGTCTTTGTAGTCATCGGTCTTATCAATGAATGCTTTTTCCCGGTCATAGTGAGCTTTCAGCGCTTTTTCATGCTCGGCTTGTAATTGAGATTTTTGAGCAGCTTCCTTTGCAGCTTTATCGCGTTGTTCTAATTTGTAATCAGTCAGCGCTTCTACATATTCAGCATGTGTTTCAAAATTCTCTGGATTGGGTTTACCCTCACCACTTACTGCTTTGCTTTCGACTTTTGGATCTTCTTTCTTGGATTCACTAGCGCTCTTGAGCGCCTGCTGTTTCCAATACTCAGCTTCCCGTTGAGCGTCTGCCTTCGCAGCGTTCAATTTGTCGATTCGTCGCTGAAACCCACCTTTTTTCTTGGGTTTTTCAGAGTCATCAGATTCTTCAGAATCATTTTCAGATTCGGTATCTTCCTTTGACTCAACTGCTTTTGCCTCTGTTTGTTCTGTTTCCGATTCAGAACCTTCATTTTGCTCAGGAGATTTATTTTCAACTGGCGCGGGTGCGTTCTCTTTTTTCTCGTCAACTGGTGCTTTTACTTCCGGTTCAGGAGAGTTAGAGATTACTTGGATTGTCATGGTTCTTGTCCTTCCATGGGTGTACCTGGTGAAAACCCGCCAGTAGGTTCGTTCGCTCCTGACTCAAGATCAGCGGGATAACCGCCACTAGAATCAACTTGTGGTTGTGGAGCTAAATTTTGTGGTGAATCGGAATATTGAATTGGCTCCTGCATGTGGAGGAGACTCATGCGCTGATTGATCTGATCGATCTCGGCATTAAGAAGGGATAGCGCGTCTTTTGCGTCTAATTTTGCGCGTTCGATTTCTAACTGAACTTCTAGTTTCTTAAATTCAATTCGTTCTCTTGATTCAAGTTCAACTAACTTTTGATCTTTCTCTGTTTGAAGCTCGTTTAGTTTTCCCGTGAGCTGCTCAACCATCTGGTTCATCTGCTGCATTTGAGCCTGAACTTGTGGAGGGATATCTTTTGATTGGTCTTTATCGTCAGCAAGACCAGGAGGAAGTGTTTTCTTTAACCTGTCAGCAAGCTCTTGCGAGCCGTTGAAATCCATTGTTTTTACGATTAGGTCTGGAGCGGCCTGGCCTAATGATGGAATTGATTTTGAAAGCTCAATCATGTTTTGAGCAGCTTCTTGACGTTTGGACTGAAAGCTTGGGCCAACGTCTACAGTTACGTCATACTTGCCAGCATCCAGAGCGTAGAGAGTCGGCTTTCCATTTTCTTCAAAAGTAGGATCATTAACTTTTACAACTCTCTCTTCACCGTCTTCTGCAACAATGCGAGCAGACCTTGCTGTGTCGTAAACTTTTGGAATTAGATCAATTAAGATGCGGCCCGTGTGGCGCAAGGATCTAGTCAGGTTATCCATGAAATGGAAGTTCGAGGTTTGAGCCTGTACGTTCCTACGCTGAATAGCAACGCCACTTGTTTCGTTTGATTTATTGCCTAAAGAGGCGTCGTAAATGCCTGTAGTAGCTTTGATGTCATCGCTTGCAAGCATGCGGGCTTGAGTGATTGCTTGTGTTGAAATATCAGATGAAGCGCGCTGAGGTGGAGGCAGCACCTGACCGTTAACAACCATGTTGTATGGAAGGTAGGAATGGTTTTTTCTGTTAGCCGTTTCCCAAATTCCCTCATATCCTTCGATTTGTTTTGGATCAGCAATGAATGGTGCTTTTGGAGCTAGCGCAATCGCTTCGGACTCAGCAGAGGCAAAGTAGTTGTACATGCGTGCTGGATCTTTTGCGTCTCTTACAATTCCCTTTAATGTGCGCTTACCGTTGATGTTTGTGTCGCTGCCGTAAACTGGGACAATTGGAATATATTTTCCTAACCATTCGGTTTTTTCTAAAACCTCACAGGCGTTCATCTTCACCCAACAGATTTTTGGAATTGAAGTAGTACGCTCTTTTACAATCTCTAAGCCTTCCGGCAGGATTTCAGGAAGTTTAGATTTAATTACTGTTTCACCAGTATTAAGAAGTGCGATTGTTTCTTCTTTATTTTCCTTATAAAAATATTCAGCAACACGGGCTGATCCGCTTGGCATCCATGATGGAACTTGATTGCCGATTGATTCCCACTCACCAACTCCAGCTAGTTTTGATTTTGGATAGCGAGCTTTGTATTCTTCGGCAGATAAATCCTCTGTTACAAATGCGTAGTTTGCATCAGATCCGTCTGGCTCATTGGCGTTTGGATCAAAAAACACAGAGAAGGGATTTGCGATTCTTTTAATTAGAATCTCTTGCTCAAAGCTCTCTGGGTTCACATAATCAGTGATTACTCGCCAGTAACCCCAACCAATTTTTGTCGCGAACTCAAAGCCGTTGTCATAAGCGACCTCAGCATTTGAGTTGTATTCAATGTGGCGAATCAGACCTTGAATTACTTTTGCAGTCTCAACGTCACCCTCATCATCAACCGGATGAACTTTAATTGCTGGACGATTTTGGCGTTGATCATTTGTGATCTGGTTAATTACTTGAGGGATTTTATTAATGGTAAGACAGGGGCGACCGTCTGCTTTGCGGCTACTGATGTCTGCATCGTGCCACTGCTTTCCTGATGCAAACTCTAGGTCTTCAATTGCGAGATTTCTATTTTCAGACTCAGCGTCTTCAATTAAAGCGAACCTGGCATGGGCCTCATCAATGATTTTCTTATCTTCATCATTGCTTGAAGATTTATCGGTAGAATTGCTAGAAGTTTGCGCCACATTTCAATGGTGAATTGGCAAAATGTTTAAGATAGTTAAAGAGAATTTAAACTAAATGTTTAACTTTGGTTGAGGGGTACGCCTGATTGTGGTAGGTATTTTCTATGAATCTTAATGTAAACAGTGCAATGGAAGCGGGAAGAAAGAGACCAGAGGGGTCGCTTACGGTTAAAATGCAAAAAAGTGAAGCGATCTGTTCGTTCATTAGTCACTGTGAGGAAGAAAATCTTAAGGTAGCTCCAGTGGTGGAGAACTTAATCGCGCAATATTTGGCCGCATTGAAGGCGGTGGAGAAGTGAACGGAATAGACCGATATTACAAAAAACACAAAAAAGTTCCGCCAAAACTAAGAAACTATCAGGCATTTTCTGCGATCATGATGAATGCTGCACTTAAAGCAACAACAACTCACGGGTCTTTCATTAAGTTTCTTATTTCAAACGAGGATGAGATTGATTCTTACATGTCGTCTGGCAAGCTACCAAAGCGTGTTGAACGAGTGATTGATTAACCCATCCATCCTGAACCACCGTAACCATTGCCGTAAGTAGTGACTGACTTTGGCGCAATCTTTGGAAACTCAGCTCCAAGTAATGGATCTAAAATCCTTGCCCTACAATCCATCATGTCGTCGTGCACTGATACTGGGAATGCTAGAAACTCATCGGTAATAAAAGTCTGCACGTAGTCGCGAGTTACACCTTCAGAGTCAGAAAACATTAATCGCTTTGGCATGTAGAATCTTTTTTGCTCAAACACTGGAATCATCATCTTTATTCGATCTTCCTTTGGCATTGAGCCGCCAAGCTCAGTGATATTGAATCTATAATTCCTTTGCTCCATTACATACTTAACGTGTTCAATATCGGCTTGCATTCCGTAGCGCTCGTATCCTACATTCTTTGGTTGATGGATCTTATGAAGTTCAAATAGTTTATTCGCTCGCTGTGTGAGATTCATTCGGTCACGAATTGCATCGATTAAATAATAATTATTATCAGGAGCAAGTCCGATCACTTCCATCACCGTATAATCAGAAGTTGCTTTCTTGGCACTCGCAGGATCTACAATGATGTACTTATTCCACTTTGAAGTATCGCTAAGTGTTTCATAGTACATGAGCCATTCTTCTTTGAAGCTCATTGCTTTATCTGCAACAGGATTTTGCAACATCTGGCAAGAGTATGTATATGGGCCAAAATCTCGACGCTTCTCAACTAGTGTTTCTTTGGGTAGGAATACTGGTTCACCTTCCATTGTTCCATCTGACGTTGCTGGCTTAATTCTTGGCTTTACGGTTCCACGGTCCATGATCACTTTGTAGGTGTCGTGAATGTGGTACCTCGTTCCAATGAATCTTTTACGCCCACCCTGAGCGCCTAGGTTATAAGATAATTCAAGTGCGCTTGTAACTTTTTTAATCTGATCAGGAGTTGATACAGATTCACGTGTCACCACATCGTCATATACAAGAATT